TACCACGATCGTAATAGATAGAGAGCGCGACTTAGCTATGCTTATGTTACCTGGCCTGAATAGGAGAGGCTGTAAAACGTACGTAGTTCGAGCTAGCCATGCCAACTATCGAGCCGATCCCCAATTGTGGATTAGGGATAAAAGAGGAGAAATAGAAGTCAAGCATGTTGATTTCAAGGCTCTCATAGAGAATGCTCGGCTAGGAGATTTTATGACTGGCCAACTGTGTCGCAAAATGATGAGGGGCACCGTGGCTACAGCCACCGTCAATGGGAATTCCGGAGCGCCTTATGTGGTGCACCTTGGGGATTCCCGACATGGGGAGAAGGGAGCAATAGCTATAGCTGGGTTACACGCACGGTACGTCGAGGAGACTCAGAGTGTGTATGCTACCGCCATTTGTGTGGAGGTGTTAGACGATATGGTGGCTCAATGTGAGATGGCTTTTAATCGGGACAAAGCCGGTATCACTGGGCTAAGTGATCACCCAGCTCTACAGTGTGACACCTTTGAAGCTCCAGATGGCTCAGCAGACCACGTGATGGATTTAGACAAAGGTTCGCGCAATGGTTATTTAGGACCTGTACATTCTCGTGCCGCGTTAAATTTTTATATGCGACCGGACCGTATTAGTTTCGCCACTGTTCACGGTGCCATTGATGGAGACTCCAGGGTATCTCAGGGCCTGAAAACCACTTTTAGACCCACGCGCTGGTCCAATTTTTTGGAAAATAATCCAGGGGTTTTTAAGAGTGCCAAGAATACTTACAAGCCTGCCATAGTGCCAAAGGAGCGTCTCTGGAAGGTCCACCACAATACTTTGACAGATCTCTTGAGCATGGAAGTGCAATATATTCCAGACGAAGTCCTCGATAACGCTGTTGTTGGTTATGTTCAAGATGTGATTGAAGGGGTGCGACTCACTGGGAGGGATTCCCAATGGAATTTCTTTGGGGTGTTGGATGTGCATGAGGCCATCAATGGTCGTAGTGGGGTTTTTGATGCCATCAATAAGAAAACTGGTGGCGGATTCGGGTATTCTGGACCAAAGACCCAGTACATTGAGAGTGTGGTCTTGCCCCACTTAGATGGCGTCAAGGAACCCCCGCACTTTGTTTTTTCCGACGAAGTGATGCAGTCTGTCGAGAAAGCTGAAGCCTTGTTAAGAAATGGTGTGGATCCTGGTTTTGTCTATTCTTGCCACTTGAAACACGAAATTCGGAGTAGTAAGAAAATTGATAATGATGAGATTCGCATGATTTGTGGAGCGAGTATTCCGGCCATTGTTCTGATGCGTAAGTATTTGATGCCTTTGGTCATTTTTATGTCGCAAAATCCGTTAGTAACCGAGTGTGCGGTTGGCATCAATGTTG